AAGCACCGGCAAAGCTGGAGCGGAGGCTACGTCAGCACCTTTTGACCATTGCACCTGTGCACCGTTGCAGTCGAGATCGCCTCCGAGTTGTGGAGTTGTATCGTCAACAACATCTGTTAGTCCACTACCAGGTGGTCCAGTGTTTCCGGTATCCCCTTTATCACCCGTGCGAGTATTGGAGATGCGTATACTATCTGTATTACTAAACGTCCCATTACTATCTACGTGCGCTACTGTTAATGTAACGTAGCCACTACTGTCTACTGCGTTTGTTATATTAAATACAGCGTAGTTGGCTGGCGTTCCTGGCTCGACCAATCTAATCTGACTATGTATTGTGCTAGTGCTACTATCCCATGATAGAAGCCATGCAGCAACGTCAGGATTCCCTGTGTCAGCCGTTGTATTATCAATGTAAATTTCTGTGACACTTGCTACGGTAGCATGATTGTAACGTAGGACACCAACGCCAGGGTCACTTGCTGCGGTTGATGTACTAAATGTGTACTTAGGCATTGCTGCCGAGGCTTCGTTAGTAGCAGTCGTAGCACTCGTAGCGGCATTCGTTTCCGAAGTAGATGCGTTGGATGCACTAGTAGACGCATTGCTAGCTTGAGTAGAAGCTGTTGACGCGCTAGAAGACGCATTGCTAGCAGAAGTCGAAGCACTACTAGCATCGGCAGCTGTAGATGCAGCGTCGGCGGTTGTACTTACAACGTCAGCGTTGGTAGATACTACATCAGCTGCTGTAGCAGCAACGTCAGCACTGACATCTATCAGTGTTACAATGTCTCCATTACTGACTCCGGTGTCGTAAGAGGTGACAGATGTATGTATCGTCTGGACGACACCATACCTTGAACTATCAGAGACAAAATCGTTGATCAAGTAATCTGTATCAGCCGCCCAAGCACCTCTGTATGTAGCGTCAACAGTAATAGACTGCCAGTAAGTAGTATTAGCTGATCTACTAGCTGCGAATGTTCCAGTGCTAGGCGTTGTATGAGCAACTAGGACTTCCCAGACAGTATCACTATCGTTGTCTACATAACGTTGTCCAACCGTAACAGCCGTAGCATTCTCCCATGATCCTTGCACATCGCTGATCGCAATGTACCGAGCCATGATCGCGTCGATAATGTGCATATTATCGTAGAAGTCGTCATTCCACGGTATCTTGTCGAAGTCAATTAACTTCAGTTTGAAGTTTGATGTTACAGCCATATTACTTCCTAAACGTCGATTTCAACACCAACGACCTGTACATTACAGCTATCAGCGGTAGTACCGCCAATGGTGTATGTTACTGTGTCGGCAGCGGAGAGATAGTAAACACTAGGAGCGGGAGCTATAGTAGTATCTCCATCAACACCAGTAGCCTGTGCAGCAAGTGGTCCTTCTTTTAACGCATTGGGGCTTGAATACAAGTAGTTACTAGCAGTAATGTTAGAATGCGTCATAACGACAATACCATTCACGGTGATTGTGAAGTCAGTAGTTCCGTCACCAGCACCCTGGATTTCATACATAACCTGCACCTTCGAAGCCTTCGCAGAAGGAACAGTATAAACAGTTGTGGTCGCAGCAGTAGCTGTGGAGGCACTGCCGAGAACACCGATTGAGTCAGTCATCGTTTTCTCCTATAACGAAGTTAGAGAGATACGACCATATGCCATATCTCTTGGTAGATTACTCTTACGTGCATGAAACTTGTGTATCATTTCCTCAACTTCATGCTTCTCAAGGAAACCATAAAATGCTTTGGCACTAGCAACACCGGTCTTCTGCTGTAGGTCTGTAAGTTCAGTGTAGATCGTTAGGAATTGAGCACGAAAGTCAGCCTTACTAGCTTTTACGTTATCAGCGGGTAATGTCGTATCAACAGCACTAGCCATAATTATCTCCTCAGTGATCCATTCTGATACGCTACAGTAACAGCGACGAATCTTAGTTCCTTTGTAGCATCACCAGTCATACGTAGCTTCTCAATCTTATACCGAGCGGTCCACGCATATAACTTTTCCAGTCTAGTAGGACGACCTCCTCCGAAGTCCTCTCCGAACTCGTCAAGACCGAAGCCGGGAGCATCTCCACCTTCGAAGGTCATTGATAGTGTTGGGTCCAATACATCTACATCCCAGCCAAGGGTATCATCCCACTTGAGACTATCCTCTATCCAATCTTCTCCAAGGTCAGTTGTGTCCTTGTAGATGTTGTCTGTGAACATCTCTGCTGTGAAGCGGTTATCTCCGATGGTGTCAAAGTTAATGTACCGGCTAGCCTTAGTAAGAAACCGTTCATTGTTGTCAGACCAAGGAAGCTCCCAAACGAACTTAATTGGAACGCCACTATCTGCTGTACTTACTACAGGGTTCCAGCCCGTGTAATCACTCCAAGAAGTCTCATCATCCCACATCTCCTGATCACCTTCGTAGTCTTTATATATAGCGTTGTCATATTCTGCCCCAAGGATGTAGACCTGTGATCCTTCTGTTAAGAAGATACGCTTCAATGCAGATTGACAGCCAGAGCGGAAATTCCAGCCACGCCAATCATGCCATGATTCAATCTTGAGTGGCTTATTCTTCTTGAGGACGAAGCATCGGGACTCTGTAGCATTAGCCGCAATATGCGAGTTAGGAACGAAGATCATAAAATTGTCGTTTTGGCTATCCCATATTGACCAAACTCTATCCTCCAATGCGACAATGCTTTCTTTTCCTACAGTGTTAACAGCGGCGATGTATTCAGGAGAGACAAGCTGAGAGATACGTTCTCCAGTCACAGTTCCAGTAATTAAAGCACGTTTGACATTGGAGACTCCAGCTCCGTCACCGAAGAGCATATCCTCACTGATCGTTTGAATAGCTCTATGGGATACAGCGCCAACGTTTTCAATTGCATCAGAGAAAGTTGGAATATGAACATCATCTACAAAGCTCCCTAGTGTTCCGGGCAATATCGAGTTCTCAAACATGACCATTAGCTTATCACGGAAGCGGCCAAGGCCTTTGACGACATTCGAGCCACTAGGGACACGAGAACCTAGATCAATGTTTACTGCATCGTTAGGGCCACTATCCCCAACCCAAGTACCGCTAACGTCAGTAGCGGAGATAAATAGTCTGTCTTCCTCACCAGCAAGTAATGAACCCGCCATGACAAGATAGCGACCATGAGCAACGACAAACCTAGCAACAGGAGTATTTGCATTGGTTAAATCTGCCAAATCTTGTAAGTATGAGCAAATCATATTATTGTCCACAATAAGTGGCTTGTTCACTCCATTGCAGATGATTAGATCACCATTGAACTGTGCGAAGGATGCAAAGACTGTAACATCCCAACCGCCAGGTGCTCCTGGCAGGACTTCACCAAATTCGTCATTCCAAATTTCAGAGACAATTCCATTACTGTCTATCTTAACTACATGACCATTCTTACCAACAGCGACAAGGAAGCCATTGTAGTACTCGATGTTTACGACCTCATCTAGATACGCGCTTGTTTCAGCAAACAGTCTTGTGCCAGGGCGTACGGCATTGGAGCCATCTATGCCTCGCTGCATGTTCTCTAGTACTTTGGAGAACTTGGTATCAAGGTTCAGGTCATTGTCAACGACATTCCACCCACCAGAGAAATCTCTGATGGTAGCGTCCAGCAAGTTGCGGTTTCTGCTGACTTGGGCACTACGACCTCTTGGGTCTTGGGGGAATAAGAATGTATCAGCCATTAGAAAGGTATATCATCTAAATCGTCAGCGATGGTGGCTCCTCCAATACCTTTACCTTGAGCCTTCATCTCCATTTCTACTATATCAGCGTAAGGAGGATACATGTCATCTAACATAGATAGACGTCTTGGATCAACATCGCGGCCTCTAGCAGCGTCATTAAATAAGGTTTCAAAGAGTTTTTGAGCGTCTTCTTGTGGATTAGGGCGTGGCATATTAGATATAACGTCATCTTGAATTGGGTCAGGAGATTTAGGAAGTCGTGAAGGATCACGTGTACGAGGGCTACCATCTCGTGTTCTTGGCATCATAGGCTCATGGATGTTTTCTTCTGGCAAATACCTAGATAATCCACTTTCAACTGGTCGTTTTAATGGATCCTCTGGCAAGTACTGTGCGCCGAAGCCGTCGTGTGGATAGTCTATTTCATAACCACCAGAAGGTGTTCCATCACTTCTATATCCTGGTCTTG